GTCGCCTCGTTACGCTACCGTCAACCCAGCCGCTAACGCTGGATTGGTTGAAGGCATGAAAGGTTTGTTCAATCCCACCGACACTATCAGCAAGCAATTTAAAAACGGCATGATGGGTACTGGCGTGTTGGGTTTCGACGAAATCAACATGTCTCAATCTATCAAGCAATTCACGACTGGTTCACGTAGCGCTACCGCTTCGACGACCACCGGCGCTGCTGTGACTTCTGAAGGCGCTACTAGCCTGACCTTGACTCAAGGTTCGGTGACTACGGTTATCAAAGCTGGCGATGTGTTTACGATTGCTGATTGCTATTCGGTGAACCCGCAAACCCGTGAAAGCACTGGTTCGTTGTTCCAGTTTGTGGCTTTGGCTGACGCAACCGCTGTATCTGGTACTTGGACTGTTACTGTGGCTTCTATGTATTCCAGCGCTCATGCTTTGGCTACTATGGATGTGTTGCCGCAAAACAACAAAGCTGTGACGTTCTTGGGTGCTGCTTCTACGCAATATCCTCAGAATTTGATCTACCACAAGGACGCTATCACGTTTGCTACGGCTGACCTGTTGCTGCCCCAAGGTGTTGATATGGCTGCTCGTGCAGTTCATAACGGTATCAGCTTGCGCGTTGTTCGTCAGTACGACATTAACAATGACCGTATGCCTTGCCGTATTGACGTTTTGTATGGCTACAGCACAATCCGTCCTCAGATGGCTTGCCGTCTGTGGGGCTAAATTGAATGGGGCTTCGGCCCCTTTCTTCGTATCATCTTTGAAAGGAAATTATTATGGCTCTCCCTAATGGCGCAGGCGGTTATCAACTCGGTGACGGCAATCTTAATGAAATTATCATGTCTGTTCAAACAACGCCCACTGCTAAAACAGCAGCGGCTACGTTGACCACGGCTGAATTGGCAACTGGCATCATTACTTACACTGGTGCTGCCGTAAACTTGACCGTACCCTTGGGCACGGCTTTGGATGCTGATTTCAGCAGCATGAAAGTCAATAGCTCATTTGACTTTTGTATTATCAACACCGGCGCAACCAATGCAGCCACGGTAACTGCCAACACTGGTTGTACTTTGGTTGGTACGGCTGCGGTAAGTGCTGCTACATCTGCATTGTGGCGCGTTCGCAAAACCGCTGATGCAACGTATGTGTTCTATCGCATTTGCTAAACTTAACGGGGGCTTCGGCCCCTGTTTTTAAAGGAAACAATAATGCCTAATTCACAAGCCGTTGGTGTTGCATACGCTGACCCTGAATTTACTACCTGCTACGCAAGCCAAGAAATTGGTTATAGCGCAGCGGCTCAAGGCACTGTGACGCAAGCAACAGACAAGTCAACGGGGGTAACTCTGAACAAATCTGCTGGTCGCATCACAATGAACAATGCTGCTTTGGCTGGCGGTGCAGTTGCATCATTCACGCTGACTAACAGCTTGATTTCTGCAAATGACACAATCATTGTTTGTGTTTCTAGCAACACTACTGGTAGTGCTGCTGGAGCTTACACAATCTATGTCTCTTATATGACTGCTGGTTCTGCTTTGATTTCATTGCGTAACTTGAGTGCCACCTCATACTCTGAGGCTGTCATCATCAATTACTCAATTATTCACGGCGCGTAATAAGAAGGGGGCCACAAGCCCCCTTTTTCTAAATGAACATTTATTTAATGCACCCTGTTCATGGTCGAAAAGTTGCAACATTGGAACTTGAAGCCAAAGCAGATGAAAAAAATGGCTGGTCGCGGTACAATCCCGATATGCCTGTTGAAGTCTCTGAGCCAGAGACAAATGCGTTAAACATCAAACGCAAATACACGCGCAAGGCTGTAACCGAGGAAATCTGACATGGCAACTTACACCGCAGGCGACCAGATAAACCGAGCGCTTAGATTGCTTGGTATCCTAGCCGAAGGTGAAACGCCATCGGCAGAAACATCTCAAGATGCGCTGGTTGCTTTAAACCAGATGATAGATAGTTGGAATACTGAACGTCTTTCAATATTCAACACAATTGACCAAACATTTACTTGGCCTGCTGGTCAAATTCAACGTCACCTTGGCCCAACTGGTGAATTTGTTGGTGTTCGACCTGTATTTTTGGATGATGCAACGTACTACCGAGATCCTGGTACTAACGTGTCTTTTGGCATCAAGTTCATCAACCAGCAGCAGTACGACGGCATTGCTGTCAAGACGGTAACTTCTACTTATCCACAGGTAATGTGGATTAATATGGAGTATCCCAACATCCAAATGACAGTGTATCCACGTCCTACTCGGGATTTAGAGTGGCATTTTATTTCGGTGCAGGAACTTGACCAGCCTGCTACCTTGGCAACTGAAATTCTTTTTCCGCCAGGTTATCTGCGTGCGTTTACCTACAATTTGGCAATGGAGTTTGCACCAGAATTTGGTGCTGAGCCAAGCCCTCAAGTAGCGCGTATTGCAATGACCAGTAAGCGCAATCTTAAGCGTATTAACAACCCTGATGACATCATGTCTCTGCCGTATGCACTGGTGGCAACTCGTCAGCGGTTTAACATTTACGCTGGAAACTATTGATGAAAACGCCAATTCTTGGCTCATCGTATGTTGCCCGTAGCATCAATGCTGCGGATAACCGTATGGTCAACTTGTTTCCTGAAATCACTCCTGAAGGTGGAAAGGAAGCTGGGTTTTTAAATCGTGCGCCAGGTTTGAACTTTCTGCAAACCATAGGCACTGGCCCTATTCGTGCGTTGTGGGCACATCAAACCAATGGCAGCGACTTTTATGTTGTCTCAGGCACTGAGGTTTACAAACTTACTGGATTAACTTCTACGCCAGTCAAGATTGGCAATGTATCTGGTACTGGCCCTGTGTCTATTGCTGACAATGGCGCTGTGTTGTTCTTCGCGTGTAACGGCCCAAGTTATACCTACTACGAGCCAACTAATGAGTTTAATCAAATCACTGATGTAAACTTCCCTGGCGCTGTGACTGTTGGATATCTGGACACTCAGTTCATTTTTAACGAGCCAAATAGTCAGCGCTTGTGGTCGGTGGACACCATTAATCCAGCAAACGGTGATTATATTTATCCACTGGTGTTTGACCCTTTGTTCTTTTCAAGCGCAGATGGTTCGCCTGATGGTGTTGTGGCAATAAATACTGATCACCGACAACTTTGGGTGTTTGGTACAGACTCAACGGAAGTTTGGTACAACGCTGGCCTTGCCAATTTCCCATTAACACCCATTCAAGGCGCTTTTAATGAAATTGGCTGTGTGGCTACCTACTCGGTTGCCAAGTTGGATAACACCCTGTTTTGGCTTGGCACAGACGCCCGTGGACAAGGTATTGTTTACAAGGCCAATGGATACGCTGCACTTAGGATTTCCACCCATGCTATTGAGTATGCGATCGCACAGTACGGCAACATTTCAGACGCTTTGGCTTATACATATCAGCAAGAAGGTCACTCCTTTTATGTGCTGACGTTTCCAAGTGCAAATGCTACTTGGGTCTACGATGTGTCAACCCAAGCCTGGCATGAACGTGCTGGATTTGAAAGTGGTGAATTTACTCGTCACCGCAGCAACTGCCAATGCAACTTTGGCGGAAACACTGTTGTTGGCGACTTTGAAAATGGCAACATTTATACCTTTGATTTGGATGTGTACGCTGACAATGGCGGCATTCAAAAATGGCTTAGGTCATGGCGTGCACTGCCTACAGGTCAAAATAACCTCAAGCGTACTGCGCACCATAGCCTGCAACTTGATTGTGAAACTGGTGTTGGCTTAAACAATGGTCAAGGGTCTACTCCAGAAGCCATGCTGCGCTGGTCGGATGATGGCGGTCATACTTGGTCGAATGAGCATTGGCGCAAGATGGGTGCAATTGGTCAATACGGTTACCGCACGATCTGGCGTAGGCTTGGTATGACTCAAAAAATTCGTGACCGTGTTTATGAAGTGTCTGGTACAGATCCTGTGAAAATTGCCATCATGGGCGCTGAGTTGTTAATATCACCGACTAACGCATAATGGCTGTAAACATCTCGCAAATCCCAGCGCCTCGCGTCCCATTAGTGGATGTGCAGACAAACACGGTTTCGCGGGAATGGTTTATATGGTTTAACAACATTTATGTCATTACGGGTGATGGTTCTGGAATTACGGCAGTTGCTAATGGAGGCACTGGCCTTGGAATCATTCCAACCAACGGGCAATTATTGATTGGCAATGGTACAGGCTACACCCTTGGAACATTGACTGCTGGAACTGGAATTTCTGTTACCAATGGTGCTGGTTCAATTTCTTTGGCAAATACAGCGCCAGATCAAGTAATAAGTTTGACTGGTGAAGGGGCTACGATAATCACTGGAACTTATCCAAATTTCACAATAAATTCAAGCGAAGTGTTGACATGGCTTTCAATGTAGTTACACCGGCTAAACTAGGTCAATCGGCTATTACGGTAGGGATTACTACGCTTTATACCGTGCCTGCTAGCACACGGACTTTTCTTAAAGAGTTCACTATTGCAAACACCACTTCGGCTGCAATCAATGTGCGTGTGTACTTGGTTCCAAGTGGTGGTTCCGCTGCAACAAGCAATGCGTTTCTTTACGATGTGCCAGTTCCCGCCAATAATTCATTGTTGTATAACGGCGTGGAAATTATGAATGCTGGTGACAAAATTCAAATTTACGCTGCAAGTTTGGGTTTAACTATTACTGCAAGTGGTGCGGAGGCAACATGATTGATGCTTCTATTAGTCATCATTTTGGTGCTGGTGTTTATGCCAAAGAAACACGTATTCCAGCGGGAAACATTCTTGTTCAACATAAGCACAAACACGACCACTTATCAGTTTTAGCAAGTGGTTCAGTTGAGTTGGTTGTTGATGATGTTAAGTCTATTGTTCATGCACCAGCGTGTTTAACTATTCAAGCAAATAAACATCACGGCGTAAAATCGTTAACTGATGTGGTGTGGTATTGCATTCACGCAACTGAATGTACTGATATGGATGAAATAGACGATGTGTTAATCGTTGCTGGCAATGATGCAGAAATGCAAACATTAGCTGAAAGTTTAAAGGAGTAAGTTATGCCTTGGTCATTTATTGTTCCCGCCGCAGTCTCTCTTTTTAGCGGCTCTCAAAATCGACAAGCTGCTTCTCAAGCTAGTGATACTGCAACACAAGCATCTGAACGTGCCCAAGCACTTCAAAAGGAAATGTTTGACAAGCAGCTTGAGTTAAGTGCGCCTTATCGAGAAGCTGGAATTACAGGTCAAAACCGATTAATGGAGTTGCTTGGACTTGGCGGAAATGCTGGCGCTGGAGATTACGGAAAATACGCTAGGAATTTCAGCATGGCTGATTACCAAGCAGACCCAGGTTATGGCTTCCGACTCAATGAAGGCTTAAAACAACTTGGTCATCAAGCTGCTGGTCGTGGCGGTGCTATTTCTGGTCAGACCATGAAGGGCATTCAAGACTATGCTCAAAATTCTGCTTCACAAGAATACAACAATGCGTTCACTCGTTACCAAACCAATCGAACAAATCAGTTGGCCCCATTGGGTAGTTTGATGACTTCTGGTCAAAATGCTGCGGCTGGCGCTGGCGCACAAGCTGGAACTTACGGGGCAAATGTTGGTAATTTAATTACAAGTGCTGGTGAAAATCAAGCCAATGCTTTGTTGGCTTCACAAAGATCAAATGCTTCTACTTATGGAGATATTGCCAAACTATATGGTCAGATGAATCCTAATTTTGGCAGTTTATTTGGGGGCTAATAATCATGGCAGTAAATTACGACCTTTTGCAACCTGCAAATATTGCAGGAAACATGATGGCTGGTCAACAACAGGCACAGCAAAACCAACTTGCAAAACAACAGTTAGAGACTGGCGCTTTGCAGCAGCAAAATGTCAGAATGCAAATGGAACAAGCAAAACGTGATCGTGATGCACTTGTTAAATTGCAAGAACAATTTGTTGCAAATGGCAAATCTCCTGATTTGGAAGAAAATGCTGATGCAATGATTCAATCTGGTATTGCACATTACGTCGATATTGGTATGCAGATTAAGCAAAAAGTGCAACAACAAAAGCAATTTGCAAACATTATGGGTGGTAGTACAGCACCCGCAGCACCTGCCGCACCAACTGCATCTGTAAATGCTTTAGCGCCTGCTGCCGCCACACCAGAAACTGCCGTAAATGCTTTAGCTCCTGGAAGCGATATTTCAGGATTGCGTCAAAAACGTGATGCACTTTTGGCAATGGGTACACAACAAAGCATTGCAGCAGCTAAAGCACTTGATTCGGATATTGCACTAGCAGCTAGAGAACCCGTTTATCACAATGTTCCCAATGTTGGTCTTGTTGATCCACGAACTGGTAAAGTAATCGTGGAATCAAAAGAATCTACTCAACCTGAAATTAAACAATACGAATACGCTAAAGCACAAGGATACAAAGGTTCTTTGTTTGACTTTAAGCGGGAAATGGCTCAGGCTGGCCGCCCACCTGCTGCTCCTCGCCCAGAATCTGCGCCAGTTGCAGTTGTTGACCCAGCAACAGGAAAGCAAGTGCTTGTTAGTCGAGAGGAAGCCTTGCGTGGCCGCATGACTCCCGCTGCCGCAATGGAAAGTTTGCCACCCAAGGAAATTCAAAAGCGTGAAGCAGCGTTGCCACAAGCAACATCGGCAGTACAAGGCTTTGAATCCAAATCAGACAAGTTTATTGCTGATTTGAAGGCTTTGCGCGATGACCCAGGATTGGAAAACATTACTGGTGCAATCTATGGTCGTACACCAAGCGTGACCCGTGAAGGCAGTCGGGCGCAGGCCTTGTACGACAAAGTAATTGCCAAAGGTGGTTTTCAGGCTTTGCAAGATTTGCGTGATGCCTCCAAAACTGGCGGTGCGTTGGGTAATATATCCAATCAAGAGGGCAAGCAGCTTACCGCTTCTTTTGCGGCCATTGATCGTCGGCAAAACGCAGCAGATGTTCGCGCAGCAATTGACCAAGCCATTTCTGACATTGAAGGTACAAAAACTCGTATGCGTGAGGCGTATGATTCCACCTATTCTTACAAGAATGGCGGAGCGTCTGCGCCTGCTGCACCTCCCGCACCTGCTGCACCTCCCGCACCTGCTGGTGGCACATTGTCACCCGCCGAACAAGCAGAACTAGCCGCTCTTCGTAAACGCTTTGGGAAATAATCATGGACCCTCGTGAAGAACTGATGGCTTTGCGTCGAATGGCTGAATTGGAGGCAAAAGCCTCCGGTCAAGCCGCGCCTACTGGCGAGATTCCAATGGGTCGAACTGCAAGCACTCAAGAAGGAACAATGGGTGCTTATGTGTCTCGCCAACCAACTGCCGAGCCAACTATGACCCAAAAGGTCTATCAAACTATTCGCCCATTTGTGGCTCCAATTGTTGAAGCTGGTGGTGCAATTAGTGGTGGAATTCTTGGTGCTGGTGCTGGAACATTTGGTGCTGGCCCTGTTGGCACCGCAGTTGGTGGAATTAGTGGAGCAGGACTTGGCTATGGTGCAGCTAAAGAATTAATGCAATTGGCTGACGTTAATCTTGGCGGTCAGCCTCAACGAGTTGGCGCTGCACAATATACAGAGCCTTTAAAAAATGTAGCTGAAGGCGCAACAATGGAAGTTGGTGGGCAGCTTGTTGGTAAAGCACTCGGATATGCTGCTGGTAAAGTTGCTGATCTGCGTCAGATTCCAGTTCAAAAAGCAGCCACGATTGCACGCAATGCTCTTGGCCCAGATATGCCAGCAATGCTGAATGCACTTAAAGCAGCGCAAGGGCAAAATGTTACTGCTGGACAAGCCGCTGCAAACATTAATAGCCCAACATTTCAAGCATTGATGGATCGTGCGTCTAGTCGTGATCCACGTTTTATGGAAGCGTTGAAAGCATCTCAAGGTGAAGTGTCTTTAAATGCTTTGGCTAAATTGGCTGGCGGCACAACTGCTGCTGAAACTCGTGCTGCTACCGAAACTGCCAAAGAAAATTTAAATGCCATAACTAGCCCAATGCGGGAGACGGCAATTTCTGGCGCTAATCTTGGCAAATATGTAGCTGATGAAGCCGCAGTCCGTCAAGCAAATGATTTGGCTGTATTGGTGGGAACTGGATCAAAAATTGATCCAGCCCAATTTTTAGCACAGGCTACTGGTGCTGAAAAAGCATTACGCTCTGCTGGCGTCAAGCCTTTGGAGGGTGCATCTCTTGCTGACAAAATTGCGTCTATACCAAACAATCCACAGTTTGCCGCAAATGATTTAATTGAAGGTTCTACTCAGCAAGTTGCTGACGCCATTCGTAAATGGACTGCCAGCAATGGCGTGATTGATGCCAATGCGTTGGAAGCAATCCGTAAAAATGCAGTTAATGCTGCAATTGCAAAACTGCGTCCAGGTGCTGATGCTACAACTCAACGCAATTTAGCGGCTGGCGTGTTGTCAAAAGTCAAACCATTGATTGATGATGCCATTGAATCTGCTGGCGGTGCTGGATGGCGCGATTACCTTAGCACTCATGCGCAAGGTATGCAAAAAATAAATGAACAAAAATTGACTGGCGAAGCATTAAATCTTTGGAAAACCAACAAAGATGCGTTTGTGAAACTGGTTCAAAATGAATCACCTGATGTTGTAGAAAAGTTCTTGGGACCAGGAAAATACAACATTGCTCAAGAATTGGCTGACAGCACACTTACGACACTTCAAGATCAGGCAGCAAAAGCACTACGCGATGTAAAAGTCAGTGGTCAAATTGCCGCAGGTCAAGATGCACTTAAAGAAGTGTTGCTAGACAATCTTTCTAAATTTCGCATACCTTCATACATTACGGCGGTAGCTGCAACTACAAACAAAGCATTGAGCATCTTGGAAAACAAGATTGGCAAAGCCACAATGAATGCGTTGACTGAAGCGTCTAAAACCCCTGGCGGCGCTGTTAAATTGCTAGAAACATTGCCAGCGGCTGAACGTAATCGTGTCATACAATTACTTTCAAATCCTCAGCAATGGAAGTCAGGTGCTGCTGCAGCTACGGGTGCAACAGCAAAAAATATGCTCGCACCTGAAGCTGAAAACCAAAACGCCCTAGCAAAGTAAAATGTCCTTAACCTATGCAGTGCCGCCGGTATGGAATGGGGATACTACCTTTACTTATGTTGGTGGCGTGCTTACGGCTGTGGCCTATCCTAATGGTGAAACTAAGAGTTTTACCTATACGTCTGGTGTTTTGACGCAATCAGATTATTTCGATGGTTATCGAACTATCCGAACCACATACAATTACACGGCTGGTGTTTTGACTTCCACAACCCAAACGACTATTTAATATGGCAGCAATTACATCAGCGCAGACAGGTCTTTGGTCAGCTACTAGCACATGGGTGGGTGAATAATGGCTTGGGCATACTCAACAGTTACCGCAACAGGCATCGCTTCGATTAGTGGCTCGACCCTGACCTTCTCCGCCACCCCCACAGGGACTGTTGCAGTCGGGATGGTTGTGTCTGGCGCAGGTGTAACAGCAGGTACTGTTATTAGCTCTGGCTCAGGTCTTTCTTGGCAGGTCACGCCCAGCCAAACGGTTGCGTCAACCGCAGTCACTTGCACCACTAAAATCCTGACCGCCACGGGTGGTTCGCAGGCTTCCCCTAATAGTTTTGCCGCTGGCGTACTGGCACTACAGACTGCTGACGCTACCGCTGGCTTCCAAAGCAATCGTTACAACCGCATCACTAACACTCGTGTTGATGTGGCGCAGGGCGCGTGGGTGCGTTGGGACGATCTGAATACCTTTGAGTTTGCTGGCTCTTCGCGTTACAACCCGATTGCTGAAAGCACAAGCCTAGCCAACAACGGCGGGTCAACCATCGTGGGAACGGAAGTGCAGTGCATGGTGAACACCAGCATTGTCTATTTTGACAGCAACTGCCTTCTTGTTAATACTGGTGGAACACTTATCACGCTGCGTTCTGCGTCTGGTATTAACCCACTTTTTATTCAGCAGACTTCAGTGCGAAACGACTTTCCTACCTTTCCTTATGGTATCAATCCTGCTGTAATTAACATAGCTGGCTTGACTGTCCGCAACAACGGAGCATCACGAAAAGTCTATTTTGGTTTGGCTAGAACCGTTACGGCGGCAAGCAACTTTAACTTTGAGAACATCAACGGGGAATATCAAACAGGTTTTACGACCTACACTGGGTATTCTGCGCCTGTTGCTTCGCATTCAGGGGACGCAGCATCTGAGCTTACAAACGCTAATTTTTATGATTCACGTTGGGGAGCAGAACAATCAGGCACGATTTCTTTTGCAATAACCTCCTCAGCAAGAAATACAAACTATCTTAACTACAACCCAATCTTTCCGACAGCCACATGGGATGGGACTTATACAGCAGTGGCAGGTTATTGGACCACGGATAATCGCTACGCAGCGACGATGTATTCGCACACGCCGACCTTTAAGTCTGGCTCAACCAAACTTGCAAACGTGGTTGTGCAGTGGCTGGGGACGCAGACGACAGGCACGACTGTTTACACTCTGTCCAACTTTTCGGAATCGCTGTCGAAGAATGCTACAACGACCTCGACGGGCGTAGTTTCAAACTACTTATGCTCTGCTGTGATTGGTCGGCAAGTGGGCGCAAACCCCGGTACATCAAATAAATATCAGTGGTCGTGCAAGGCGCGGTCTTATGGCTATATTTCGGCAGACCAATATGTGTGGTCGGCTCGCAGTTTCCTTTCTGATGGCGTGAACGGTTCGCTGGTCGAAGATGTGCAGCTTTTGACTGTGCCAAACCTGTCGCTCACACAAGCGCAAGCAGCGGCTCTGACAGGCATTTCTCTGGTCGCCTCTGGCGCAAGTGGCGGCACGATCACGCTGACATCTAACCGCACGGCGGCAGAAGTGTGGGCCTATTACCGCAACTGGATCAGCACACTTGCCAACTTTGGATCAAACGATACTTGGTCCTATGACGGCACGACCCTGACCATCGGCGGATGGACCATCGCAGGGCTGCAATTCCTGACAACGGGGCGCGTTATCACTTCAAGTGCAACTGCGGGCGGCGCTTTCACATCATCCGTCACAGGCGACGTTATTCAAAACACGCCCACAAACCTAACCGGCGTCACGATCACGGGCAACTTGACGTACAACACCAACACGCCAATTACGGTCACTTTTACAAACTGCTCAATCACGGGAACGGTCAGCAACAGCGGATCAGGTTTGGTCACTATTAGTTTAGGCAACAGCACAATTGGCACCACAGGCGCCAACGTTACTACCCGCCCAGTCACTTCATTAACACTAAATGGGTTGACTGCGGGGTCACAAATTTATATTGCTGATGGATCAGGCGCACAAGTTGCCTATGTCGCATCCTCATCTACAAGTTATACCTTAAGCACCACGGGTTATACGGGTACATGGACTTGGAAAGTTGCAAACTACGGCTACACGGCACAGACAGGCACGCACTCCCCCGCTACTGCAAGCACCACAACAACAGTTACTTTATCTACTGACGTATTTATTACTCAAGTTACAAAAGCGACTGTTGCAGCCTACACAACGCTTGAAAATCTAGACAAACTTTACGATTATGCAGCGTACTATGAAACGCTAAATGCTGGTATATCGTATAGTCGAATTATTACCAAAGCAGGAACCGCAGCATCAGCGGGTTCATATAATGTCACACTCAATAGTTCAGGCTCGGTGTGGACATTTACGGGTAGTGCACTTGCTATTAACTCTACCGCCACCTTAGCAAGTGGTACAACAATTTCAGGTGCCTTGTTTACGTCTGGCACGGTTACGCTAACAACAGCGCAGACCAATACGGCTATTACCGCAAGCGTGTTGCAAACCACACCCACCGACTTTTCCGGTATGGTCATTACGGGAACGCTCACTTATAACACTGCTACTGATATAACTGTGACGTTTACCAACTGCGTTGTAACCGCAGCGATTGCAAACAGCGGCGCAGGAATAGTAAAAGTAATTCGAGCGGGTACATCGGGTTGGTTTACAGCGGGTACAAACGTCCTTGTTAGGGCTTTAATACCCATCACTACCGCTGATGGGTTAGCACTAACTACTGCCGTACTTAAAAATGGTTCTGAAGACATAGGCTGGATTCCGCAAGATACCGCCCGTGTTATTGAGGTAGCAAACGGCGACACCTTTAGTATTTACGCTATCGCTTATGGCTATCAAGCCGCATTGTTTAGCGCAACGTCTGCTGACCTTACTGCATTCAGAATATCTTTGAACCCAGAGCCGTATGTTGATACAACGCTTGATCCAACAATCAGAAATGTAATCGTATCAAGTTTTTATTCCTATCGAGATGATGATTTTAGGTTTCCCATAACAATAAATACAGACCTACGCAACTACTCAACGGCGGAAGTAATGAACGCTTTGCAATATTACGTTGTGACGCAAGGTTATTGGTTTGGAATCGCCGCAGTATACGGGGAGCCAATTAATGGATTTTCGTTTATTCAGGGCGGCATATATATTGCAAACTCCAATTATTTTTGGAAGGTTGACGATACGGTTACGACGCCGACCAATTTGGGTTACTTGTTGCCAATTGTGATTGGCGTAGACCCGGCTGTGTACATTTCGTATCCGGCCTACTCACCCGTTGAGCTGAATACCTCTGACATTGTGATGCAGTATGCGCCTTGGACACATATTACCGCTGAGATTAGCGCTGCGGACAAGGCAGATATTGCAACACAAAGCGCCACCACCGTATGGAGCAGCCTACAAGCAGACTACACAACCACAGGCACAATGGGAAATGCGATTAACAGTGTTCAAGCGAATACTAATCTGATACCAGCTTTACTTTGAGGTCAAAATGGATGATTTGCAGAACACTGTCAATGAGACAGACAAGCGTATTAGCGTTCATGAAGCAGTCTGCGCTGAACGATATGAAGGCATTCAGAAATCTTTGTTGTACGGTACAAAACGTATGCAAAAAATTGAATATATCCTTTATGGCATTGCTGGTGTTGTGTTGCTTGGCCCTGGTTTTGCAGCAGAATTGATCAAAAAACTATTGGGTGCCTGAAATGGAAATTACTGGACTTGGCTCCGTATCCGAACTGGTAAACACCGCCATCAATAAAATCTGGCCTGACAAGACTGAGGCCGAAAAGCAACAACTTGCTGCCGCAGTAATGGTTGTCCAAGGGCAGATTGACACCAACAAAGTTGAGGCTGCAAACCCTAGCGTTTTTGTAAGCGGCTGGCGTCCCTTTATTGGCTGGGTCTGTGGTGCCGCATGTGCATGGAATTGGATAGGCTTGCCGATTGCCAAAGTTGGACTAGCATTGGCTGGTTATCCCATCGAATTAGCACCCGCCAATCTCACTGAGATGATGCCGGTCTTGCTTGGAATGCTAGGACTAGGCGGTTTGCGTACCATTGAGAAAATTAACGGCGTAGCAGCTAAATGAAATCAAATTTTGAAGATTGCCTGGCACGTGTTTTAGCATCAGAGGGTGGTTTCAGTAACCACAAAGACGACCCAGGCGGTATCACTAACTGGGGCTGCACTAAAGCGACATGGGAAGAATTTGTAGGTCATCCGGTGTCTGAGGCTGATATGCGTGCCCTGACGCCTGATGACGTTGCGCCTTTGTACAAGCGCAAGTATTGGGACAAAGTATCAGGCGACCAGTTGCCCAAAGGCTTAGATTACGCGGTGTTTGATGCTGCCATTAACAGTGGGCCAAGAAGGGCTGCAAAGTGGCTACAAGAGATAGTAGGCGTTACAGTTGATGGCGCTATCGGCCCAAAGACTTTAGAGGTTGTAAACACTTATCCCGTGCAATTCTTAATTGCTCAGTACAACGATACTAGACTTCAATATCTTGAATCTTTGCCTACTTGGTCAATCTTTGGTAAAGGTTGGGGCAACCGTGTTTCAAGCGTGCAATCAGTAGCATCAATGCTTGCGTAATACAAATGTGTTAATGTCCAAAAGTTTTTAAAATCAAGGACTTACCATGAGTGTCTCAGATGATGAATTTGTGGAACTTTGGAAATTGCATCCATCACCGTCAAAGATGGCTAAAACTCTTGGTAGCACTGAACGCAACATCTATAGACGCAGAAACCATATTGAAAACAAACTTAATATAGTCCTTCCTACAAATAAGGAATCGTATACCGCATCTCCTGTAAGACCAAAATCCGAACTTGGGATTGAAAATGGCACAGTTGTTATTTTTTCTGACGCTCATTTCTGGCCTGGGATACGGACTACTGCTTTTCAGGGTCTATTGTGGGCGATTGAAAAGTTACAGCCGAAAGCAGTTATTTGCAATGGTGATGCTTTTGACGGTGCATCTATCTCTCGCCATCCACCTTTGGGATGGGTTCACACACCCAGCGTGATTGATGAATTAAAAGCCTGCAAAGAGATGCTTGGTGAAATACAGGAAGTCGCCAAAAAAGCACGGCAAAATGTAAATCTAATGTTTACGATGGGCAATCACGATGCTCGATTTGAAATGCGTTTGGCATCTAATGCACCACAATACGTACAAACACCAGGCTTTAAGTTATCAGACCATTTGACGAATTGGTCATTTTGTATGTCAGTCTGGGTCACTGATGACATTATTGTCAAGCACAGATACAAGGGTGGAGTTCATGCCACCCACAACAATACGGTAGGGGCTGGTAAAAGCATTGTGACGGGGCATTTGCACAGTTTAAAGGTCACGCCCTATGCAGACTACAACGGCAACCGTTTTGGCGTGGATACGGGCACTCTGGCAGAGCCTCATGGCCCTCAGTTTGATTATTCTGAAGAAAACCCGTTAAACCATCGGTCTGGCTTTGCCGTGTTAACTATCAAAGATGGCAAGCTATTGTGGCCTGAGTTGGTACACAAATGGGGTGAAGGGCAGATCGAATTTAGGGGTGAGGTTGTTGATGTAAGTGGCCTTTAAAGGACAAATAAGAACGCTTATGTATACAAAACGCTCAAATTTGTCCTCTTAGAATTGCTTAAACAGCTTCCAAATCTTCAACTTCAAAACCGTCTGCATCTTCCACTAACAGCCACTCACCAGTTTCTACGTTGAGGTAATACCAAGCCTCATGCTGCTCATCGTACCAGCAAAAAACGTCTTGATCTTCATCGTAAATGTAATCTTCGTCATCTTCAAAAAACTTAGCAATTTCTTCTGGGATTTCAACTTCATCTTCTTCATCGTCTTCCACGACATCGGTGTTGCCCAACATTTGAGCAATTTCAGCCATTTCAAACAAAGATTCAGTAGAAAATTCAAAGTAAGCGGAACCCGGCAGGTCAACGGTAATAGTAAATAACATGGTGTTCTCCAAAAAATTAGTGCAGCGGAATTGTGCAAAAACATCTTACAACATTTAAATTACACGGTTTATTACTTTGTTTGTTGCGAAATTACAACTTTTCTAAGTTCTTTCATTGCAAAGTTAAGGTCGTTTTTAAGTGCTTCTATTGCTTCCTGTTGCTGCTGCATACGAACGTAAGCGTCTTCTGCAAACTTAGCTAGATTCTCATTGCTCCAGGCCGCAAAGTTTGGCAGGTCTTTTGTCATTTAGATTCTTCCATTTCACGTTTTAAATAAATAACAGCATCCAACAGTTCTTCATACAAGTGTTGTCTCCATTGATCTTTGGTTAATGGGTTGTCAGACACGGTTGTTTTGTATTTTTTGATACCTATCAACTGTCTCATAGCTATGTCGTTACATACAGCCAACTCTGTTCCTGTTGGTATCATTTTTTACTTTCGGGTTTGGGGCAATCTAAAGGTGGTACAACAGCAATCCAAACAGCGGCTGGAGGCTCTTTATGATTTGAAATCCATCTGTCAATGTAGGTGTCTGGCATATCTTCAAGCGCATTGCGAATGGTATCCTTTTTTATTCCCGTAAGAGAAGAAATTTCAAAAACCGTCATGCCATCTGGTTCATTGTGTAAAGTTTCTCTGATTACCCTATGTTTTGACAAACTCATTTTTTTCTTTCTCTTGATTACGTTTTGGCAGTGGTAGCCAGCCCATGCACCATCCACTACCCCAAAAACCCACGGTACAAATACCACCTTGAGATAATATAAGCACTTTAGTGTCTAGGGGTGGTTTAGGGTCGCCAGCGTGGGGGTAGAAGAACTCTTGGCCCCCTGCGAGGTAGCGCTGGTCAGTCATGTGTTCTTCTCCTTTAATGCATTGTCAATAGCCCTAGCAAGTGCTTGTTTAGTTGTATTACAACCAATCCAATACTCTCGTTCCTCATCCGTCAGCCCTACCCACGGGCGCTGTGGTGGGGTGGTGTACATGAATTGTCCTTGCTTAAGTTTGTACGGGTTTTCACTCCACTCAATTTCTTTTCCCGTCCATTTGCCCACCGGCTCCTGCGCTGGCTGCGATACGTACACCGGTTTGCCTTCGTGATAAGTCTTCACTGCACGATAGTCTGGCTGTGCTAGGGCTTCTTTGATTGCATCCATTGCTTTTTTATGGTCGTCAGCCAATACTTTTAAGCCTCCAACCCTTGCTTGCCGTGATGGGTATTTGCCGTAAAGTTTTTCTGCGTTATAGGCATCATCCATCACCAAATCTACCGAGTTCACCAACGCCTCAAGCGCCAGCTTCAATGCTTCGTCTTTAGTCATCACATCCCCCAGCTTTTGTAACGCAGATGGTCATTCGCACCGGGGCGAACGTAACCCTGCGGCTCTGGTTTGTAGACTGGCTGTTGCCAGATATTGATTGCGGGTGCTGGCACAGCCTCAGGGTCTTTAATAGAGGGTTTGAAGCCTCGGCGTTCTTTGGCATGGGCTTTGTCACCAAGGATGTTGGCAAAATTGCCGAGCGAGACTTCTTTATTGACTCGCATCAGGTTTGGGTTTCCTGCTTGTAGTTTCAAAATGGTGACTCCTCGTAGTTGTCAGGGTTGAATTTAAGGGGTGGTGCCTTTGCTGGCACCGGCATCGGGAATGGTGGGAATGGCCAGCTCATGTACGATACCAAAAATAGCCTAAGCTAAACATTAGCGCAGTAAATAATCCCAAGTAAAAAAGCACTTGAAGGATTGCATCAATACCTGCTTTCCAGGCATTCAATTCACGCTCAATTTCTTCTCGTTGCGTGTACTTTGGTACAGGTTTACCAACTGCATTTTCAAGTCCCAAATGGGCGTCGTAATCTGTTTCTTTCATGGCTTTTATCTCCAAAACTT